GAAACATTTAATGTAGATAGAAACGAAATCTATAAATCCAGATGACACCTTTAGAATTAGCCGAAGAATTGCTTAAACCCGGTACAGTTAATTGGAAACACATTCGGGAAGCGGCTCATTTAATTAAGGAACAATACTTCCAATTAGAGCTATTAAAGCTAGAAAAAGCATTTAACAGCTTTGAGCACTATGAATGAAATACCTGAAAAAGATATTTATGTCTTATATACAATCAAAAACAAATCACCGATACCAAACCGATTTATCAGTTTTCTAAAAAAGTTCAGAAAAATAGAGCAATTCATTAGGGAATACGATAAAAATGAAAAAAGCTGAAAAGGAACTGTATGATCGCATGGCACGATTTGGCTGTATTCTCTGCTTCCAGCTTGGATACGGAGAAGGAACACCATCCGAGATACATCACATTAGAAGAACAAGATCAAGAGCCGATAGTCCCGCAATCCCTCTCTGTAGAGAACACCATAGAGGAGATACTGGAATACATGGGATGGGCAGAAAAGCCTTTGAAAGAAAATACGAAACAACAGAAGAAGGCTTATTAGAGCTAATACAAGAATCTTTAGGTTATAAGTGGATAGAAGTGGAAAAAGGTGTATATTTAGGTAATCGTATTCAGTAAAACTATGTAAGTTATTGATTCATATAGAAATATAGTGGTATCTATAGAAATTCAAAAAAACTGCATAGTTTTATTGTTCTGTAACTTATTGATATACAAAAGGAAATTAAAAAATCCTAATTTTTTTTAGTGCTTATGACCACAAAAACACCTAGACCTAAGATAAAAAGAAGAACTCCCGATCAAGTTAAGAAGCTATTGATTAAACAGGGCAAGTTTAAAGAGGAAACCAGAGGTCGTAAATCTCATAGACCTTCTGAAAGAGATAAAGAATTTGTCAGGATGCTTGCGGCTATGAATGTTAGCCAAGATGATATAGCTACTAAAATGGGCATTAGTGATGACACCCTTAGAAAGTATTACAAAGATGATATTGAAGTAGGGCGCATAGATGCTAATGTCCAAGTAGCTACTCGGTTATATCAAAAGGCTTTGCAATCGGATAATACTTGTATGACTTTTTGGCTTAGTCGCAGGGCTGGATGGAAAGAACCAGATGTTGCAAGCAATGAAAACATTAATGTGACTGTTACTGGTGGGTTACCAGATTAATGGAAATCCAAATTGCTATTCCAAAACTGCATAGTGGTCAAGTGGATGTATTTAACCAGCGTAGTCAGTTAAATGTAGTGCGTTGCGGTAGAAGATGGGGTAAGACTAGGTTATTGGAAACTATTGCGGCTAGTGCGGCAAATAAAGGCTATAGCGTAGGGGTATTTGCTCCAGAATATAAACAGCTTGGCGAACCATACGATCATATCTATGAAATGCTCAAACCTGTTGTTGCTTATAAAAACAAAAATATCCGAATCAGAACCAAAAAAGGTGGAACAGTAGACTTTTGGCGGTTAAATGATAATGAGCTTGCAGGGCGTGGATTTGAGTATGACTATGTATTGATAGATGAAGCGGCGTTTACCAAAACCCCGCAAATGTTAGATATTTGGCAAAAGTCCATAAAACCCACAATGTTGACTACTAAGGGTAAGGCATGGGTATTCTCCACACCTAAAGGCGTTGATCCAGATAATTTCTTTTATAAGATATGTAATAACCCAGAAATGGGTTTTACCTCTTTCCATGCTCCAACCATTACAAATCCCTATGTTCCACAGGATGAATTAGAGAAGGAAAGGCTGTTAAATCATCCTTTGGTGTTCCAGCAAGAATATCTAGCTGAATTCATAGATTGGTCAGGATCAGCATTTTTTAGTATTGATAAATTATTAATTGATAAAAAACCATTACCATTTCCAACTAAAATAGATGGTGTTTATGCAGTTATTGATACAGCCGTTAAAGGCGGTCAAGAACATGATGGAACTGCTATTGTGTATGTGGGTACTAACAAATTCTATGGTCAAGAGCTAATAATCCTTGATTGGGACATTATTCAAATTGATGGTGCTATGCTTGAAAACTGGATGCCAAGTGTGTTTCAACGATTAGAAGATTTAGCGGTTCAAACAAGCGCAAGGGCTGGAAGTCTAGGTGCTTGGATTGAAGATGCTGCGGCTGGATCTATTCTGTTACAACAGGGATTTAACAAAGGTTGGAATGTCAAAGCCATTGAAAGCGGATTAACTGCAAAAGGCAAAGACGAAAGAGCAATCAGCGTTTCAGGGTACTTTACACAAGAAAAGATGAAGATTACTGAGTTTGCATACGATAAAACAGTCAGTTTTAAAGGCGCAACTCGGAATCATTTATTGCAACAATTAGCTCAATTTCGCATAGGCGATAAAGATGCTCATAAAAGAAGCGATGACTTATTGGATGCTTTTGTTTATAGTATTGCTATTGGCGTTGGCAACGGAGCAGGATACTAGGGATAACTATGTCTTATATTAATATTACCAGCACACAGGTCGGCTCTCAATTAATGGAAATTCTTGAATCTGGCGATATTCAGCCCGGTTCTGATGCTGGATACGGACTTTGTAAAACTCTATGGGAATATCATCCATTAGGCGGAAAGTTAGTAGAAAAGCCTATTATGTTAGCTCTTTCTAAGCCTAGAGTATTAACTATTGATTGTCAACCGAAAGAAATGCTTATTGATGCGTTTCAAAAAGAATGGGAAAAAATAGGTGCTACCAATCACATAAGAGATATTTCATATATCAAAAGAGCTTATGGTGCGGCGGCAATTGTTTATGGCGGTAAAAAATCAGATGGTTCATATATTCCTACAAATGAAACCATTGATCCTTGGACACTACCTGATTTAGAGCTTTACTTTAACCAGCTTGATCCATTAAACCTAGCAGGATCAATTGTTACCAATCAGAATCCTAATGCTCCTGACTTCCAAAAGCCATTACCTTATGCAACAGCTTCAGGACAGCCATACCATCCAAGCCGTTCTGTAGTGGTATTTAATAACACCCCAATATATTTATCATATCAATCTTCTGCGTTTGGATTTACAGGTCGTTCTGTATTTCTTAGGGCGTTATATCCATTAAAGTCTTTTATTCAGTCAATGATTACCGATGACTTAGTAACATTTAAAGCTGGATTATTAATTGCTAAACAAAAACCAGCAGGTTCTATTGTTAACAGGGCTATGCAAATGGCGGCTGGTATTAAGCGTACATATTTGCAAGAAGGCGGAACAGGTAATGTATTAAGTATTGATGTTGAAGAAGCAATTGAATCTATTAATATGAGCAATACCGATACAGCCATGACTACCGCTAGAAACAATATCATTGCCAATATTGCGGCGGCGGCGGATGTTCCAGCTTTATTGATTAAAGATGAAGCATTTACTAATGGTTTTGGTGAAGGTACTGAAGATTCAAAAGCTATTGTTCAATATATAGATGGTATTCGTGAAGATATGCACAGCTTATTTGTATTCTTCGACAAGATCGTTATGCACAGGGCTTGGAATAAGGAATTCTTTGAATCTATCAAAAAGGAATATCCAGATGTTTATAAGAAAAAGACCTATGAACAAGCCTTTTATGAATGGAAAGATGCTTTCAAAGCCCAATGGGAAAGTCTATTAGAAGAACCAGAATCAGAAAAGGTTAAAACTGAGGAAATCAAGCTCAAAGGACTTACTGAGATTCTTCGGACAATATTACCTGTTATTGATCCATACAATAGAGCTTTAGCTATCCAATGGGCGCAAGACAATTTAAATGAAATGCCTGATATGTTCCAAAGCACCTTGCAATTGGATACTGAACAAATAGCTGATTACGAACCCCCACAGGGCGCACTCCCTGAAGAAAAAGAACCGAATTCTAGGTAAGTATGACCTTTTTCGAGGTTCTTACCTCCGCAATCAATGACTTTATCAAACATGGCTTTGATAGTAAAAAGCGTGTCGATGATTGGCTTAAAAAGCTAAAAGATGCGGCAAATAGGGCTATGATGCCTGAATCTCAGATGCAACGAGAGATGGAAAAGGCTTTAAATCAGGCATTTACCAGATTAGTACAGCGTGGCGGTATTAAGTCAGTATCCGCATTTGATGTATCCAGATTAAAGCCAAAACTCAGGGCTGAGTTGGATAGACGGATTATGGCTTCTGCTGATTTAATAAAATTAAACCGAAATAAGAACATAGAAGAAGTATTGCAACGCTTTCAAGGGTGGGCTACATCTATACCCAAAGGCGGTTCAAAAGCCGTAGATAAGGTAAAAGAAAAGCAAAATATCCGTAAATCTATTGCCAAAATGCCTTTTGAGCAACGCAGGGTAATTATTGACCAAACCCATAAGCTGATAGATAACATTAATAATATCGTTGCCGTTGATAATGGAGCTATAGCAGGGGAATGGCATAGCCATTGGAAACAGCCTAATTACCATTACAGGGAAGAACACAAGGAAAGAGCCGATAAGGTTTATTTAATACGAAATAACTGGGCTTCAGAAAAAGGATTAATAAAACCAATAAATGGGTATACTGATGAAATTACTAGACCGGGTGAAGAAGTTTATTGCCGATGCAATTATGTATATTTATACAATTTAAGGCAATTACCTGAAGATATGCTTACACAAAAAGGTAAAGCAGAGTTACAATCATCAAAAATTAAGTAGGATATTTATGCCAGCAGTTAGCGAAAAACAGGAAAGACTTATGCGAGCAGTAGCGCATAACCCAGAATTTGCTAAAAAAGTAGGTATTCCACAGTCAGTAGGTAAAGAATTTACCGATGCTGAGATGGATACTTGGCTAAATGAATTAGTTTTAGGCGAGATATTAAAAGCCGATAATACCGAAGATATACCCGCAGAACCTACATTATTGAGTACTCCAGATGATTGTGAAGCTCCAGTAGATTGCGATATTAAGCCTGACGAACATCCAGATGAGCCTGAAGATATTAAGCTCATTGAAAAAATGGTAGATCCTAATTGCATTAAAAAAGACGATCATCCTGATGAACTAGAAGATATTGATCTTATCGAAAAGATGGTAAAACCCAATTGCATTAAAGAAGATGCTTTAGGCGTGGAAACCGAAACAGATATAGCAGAATCTATGTCTAAAGGACTATTACCAAGCCCCCAGTTATATGCAAATGTTATGCTTTTGGCTATTCGCATTACTGGAACTGGGTTAGCTTTCCGTTCTGCAATCGGAGAGCATGTATGGCGTGATCCAGAATTGTATTTAAATGACGAGTTTTTAAAGCGTTGCAATGGTTTGATGGTCATTATGGATCATCCAGATTCAGCTGTATTAAATACAGAAGAATTCAAAAATCGTGCCGTTGGATCAATTATGTTGCCATATATTAAAGGCGATGAGGTTTGGGGGATTGCTAAAATTTACGATCAATCAGCCGTTACCGAGATTTGCGAGGGTGAAATATCTACCTCGCCTTCAGTAGTATTTGACAATACTGCTGGAAACACTACACTTACTACTGAGAACGGGCAACCGCTTTTGATTGAAGGTGTCCCATTTCTTTTGGATCATATAGCTATTGTTACAAAAGCTAGAGGTTCTAAGGGGGTGTGGGATAAGGGTGGCGATGCCACAGGAGTTCTTTTAAATAACCAAGAGGTGTCTGATATGACTGAAAACAAACTTGAGCCAAAGGCAGATGCCAATGGTGATGTACTAGCGGATATTCTGCAAGCTGTAAAAGGCTTGAATACGAATATTAATAGTTTATCTGCTCGCATGGATAGTATGGAGAAAGATTTACCTGCTCCACCATTAGTTTCTGCGGCTGATAAGAAAAAAGATGAAGCTGAAAAAGCTGAACCTGTCGAAAAATCTGATTCTGAAGGCAAGATTGAAATGCCAGCAGGAGAAATGAAATTTGATGCGGCTGAAGAAGAAGAAGCCAAATCTGATGAAGATTTAGAAGAAGAAGCCAAAAAAGCTGATGAAGATGAAGCCTCTATGGCTGATGCTCAAGCAAAAGCTGATTCTGTATATGCCGCTTTTGGCAAATCTGCATCACGCCCATTAAAAGGCGAAAACCTTATGTCTTATCGCAAGCGTATGGCTAGAGGTTTACAGGCTCATAGTGATGCGTATAAAGAAGTAAACTTGTCTGCTATCAAAGATGCAATGTTACTAAATATCGCTGAAAAGCAGATTTATGCTGATGCTTTGGTAGCCGCTAAATCACCAACTATGTACGCCGCCGATCAAGAGATTGAGCTTCACGAAAAAGATCGTGCTGGTCGTATGATTAGTAAATTCAAAGGTGGATTCGGATGGATGGATGCTTTCAAAGTTCCAGCTATGCGTGTTAAAGAATTTAACCTTAACAACAACAAGCGATAAGGAATAAATCATGTCTGCACAAATTTCTCTACAACCAATGGTAACTACCAATGCGGCTGGTCTATTTAATACCAACTCTGCTGGTTTTACTCAAGGTGATGCACAAGACGATCCAGCAGTTAAGTTTCAACTAGCTGGCGGTGTTCTTTCAACTGAGGCAACTCTCCCAGTTTGGGGTGGTTTGCCTATTCAAGAGTTTTCAACCGCAGGACAAACTGGTTCTTTAGGTAATGTCCAACCCGGAACTAATACTCTTGGATCAACAGTATTAGCGGCAGATGCAACTAACGTACCAACAGGTATTTGCGTATTCAATCAAGCATTTGGTGGAATTACAACTCCACAATCTAATGCTCCTTTGTATTCGCCCGGTATGTCTGTAAATTTCTACCGTTTTGGTAGCGGTGCTCGTATTCCACTTATCCTTAATCCAGCTTCTTTGGGCATTGATGGCGAATTGATTAGCACTACTGTTTATTTTGATTACACAAATAATTGGGTTACTACTACTCAACCAGGTACTCAACCAGCTTTGCCTGTTAAGGTATTGCAAATTAGCACCAGTGGCAATAAAACTGTTTCCTATAATTCAGGAACAAATAATGCAAACTGGGTTTACAACCAAAATGTAGCACTTGTGCTAATTTAATAAAGGAATATTACTATGTCAGGCTTTGCACCCTCATTTGTAACAGTAAATCCGCATCACATGATGCCTGAACTGATTATGCAATACAGTTTGGCTTCAGGTGCGTTCACAACCCTCGCTACTGAGAACCCAATGCCTCGCCTTGGCGAAGCTGATCTTTATGTTTACGCAAAAAAGATTCAGGTTACAACTCAAGTATCGGCTAACCAATCCACAGTTAATCAGTTGCCAAGTGCTTCTGTTATCCCTAGCATGATGAGTACAGCGACTTATCGCTTACAAACTCGTGCCCAGTATGATAACTTCGATCAAGCGGCTACTGGTGCTTGGGGTTATGCACTTCCACATGCCATGCGTTTAGCGGCTCGTCAAGGTATTGCACAGCAAATGCGTAATTCACTTCTTTATGGCTTTAATCCAGCCAACGGAGAAGGACTACTCAATACTGCTGGTGCAACTACTCAAGTATTAGGTGCTGATTCAAACGGCAATACTGGATATGCTAACTGGGATTCTGGTCAGCTTGCTCAATATATGTTGAACATGATTGGTGCTTTAAAGGTACAAACTTTGCAGATTGGTCAGCCACTCCGTTTAGTTTTCCTAGCTCCACAGCGTTTCATTAGCCAAATCTCTTATTCTGGTGTTGTGTCTTTAACACAGTTCCAAAGAATCGGTGCTGGTGTTGAAACTGCCGCTGGTTTGGTAGAAACTGTTGCTTCTTGGGCAGGTGGGGATGATGTTAGTTTTGCCGCTGATGACACATTAATTGGTCAAGGTGCTGGTGGTACTGATGCGATTCTTCTAGTTGCTCCAGAATTAAACATTCCTAAAGCTAATAACGCTATCAATACCAACGTATTTGCTACTTTGACACCAAATCAAACTGCAACTACATTGATGTTGACTGATGTGTCTGCTCCTACTGAAATCCCTACTCCTATTGCTGATGGTGGTATTACTACCCTCTACACTATGCGTAGTACTTCAGGTTGGGGTATTCGCCCAGAAGCAATTTCAATTTTGTCAGCCGCATTTGCATAATTGAGAAATAATCAGAAAAGCCACCTTAGGGTGGTTTTTTTGTTATAGTTTAATAACCTCGTGTGATGCCGAGATGCTTTATATGAGGGGGTGGAGTCCTTAAAAAAGGCTCGCATCATCATCCCCTCACCCTTATCGGGAGATTTAATATGAAACTTTATATAGCTAATTGCAGTAAACAGGAATTCAATTTCACTTGGATGGATTTAGAAAATCCACAACCTTTTATGCGTAAACTGCGTTCTGGTACGCAAACAGAGATTGATGGTAGCCCAGATCGTATTTCTCATATTATTAAACAACATGAGGTTTACGGCATGATGGAGGTTTCAAAGGTAGGAAAAGGCTTTGGTGGAATTGCTTATCGTATTGATAAGCCATTAAACGTATCAGCCATTGAAAATGGTTTTACCCAAAAAGATCAAGAAGCCATTGATAGGGCGCAAAATGCAAGAAACATTACTGCCGCCGCCGCAGATGGAATTTTATCTACTAAAGCGCAAGAAATGGGTTTAAAACAAACTTCAGGTCTTGAAATTGAAGTGGTTGAAGAACGGAAAAATGCTGGTGATAATGAGCAAAAGTTCCAACAAACCATTGAAGTATCAAGAGAAGGCGTTGCGCCCCGAAAAGGCAGACCTCGTAAATCATAAAAAAGACCACCTTATGGTGGTTTTTTGTTACACTTCAAGTATTAACTTAATGGATTAATTATGGCTGATCCTATTGTATCCCCTCCAACATTAGACGGATTTATAGCTTGGGCGCAATGGGCTATGGGTATTCCTACTACAGCCATGTCCCCAACTGATCCGGGCTGGAACTATGCTTTTGTAGTTGCGCTTGATTTAGTTCCGTATGATTATGCCAATTCACTACCTGATATATATACTTTAACTGTATATAACTTCGGTGGAAGTCTATTAATTCAATTTCAGCAAGATATTAGAGGTCAAACATTTTGGGCTGAAGCAAGGGCAAAATTTGGGGTAGATAGTTTTGTTGCTGGAGTAATTAATTCGGCATCGGATGTTTCTACAAGCCAAAGTCTTACTGTAGGGCAAGGGTTATCAAACCTTTCTTTAATTGATCTACAAAGGCTTAAAGACCCATACGGAAGAACAGCTTTGGGTTATATGCAATCGCTTGGAACTCTTTGGGGCTTAACTTGAAGCTATGTCTTGGCGTAAATGTAGTTCCTGAACTTGATAGTTCGGCTAATACATTTCAAGTAGCGACTTGGATGGAAGAAAAATACAGTTTATTTTCTAAATTTGCTGAAATTGAAGCCGATAGCATAGCAATTCACCTAGAAACCTATATTGAAGGTGAAATGGAAAATATGCTTAAATTTGACGTTGCTCCTAAGCAAATTCACTTTATAGATAAAATTACCAAAGATTTTCAGGATTTTATAGACTTAGAAAAGTTAGCTGGAGTAGTTCCCGGAGTTCCAACTGGTGCGGCTTTAAAGGGTACAAATCGTAGGCTTAAACTAAAACATGGTCCTAGACGACCTTCTTTTCAAGATACAGGCACTATGGAAGCCTCTTTGTTGACTTGGATTGAATAATGGCTACTCTTGGCGAATCTCTTGGTAAAACAGAATTAGGAGCAGGTTTAGCGCAAGGCGTTGAAACTATATCTTTAAACCAAGAAGTTACTTTTACCCTTTATGTAAAACTTGTATTGCCTTTAGATGGATATGTTTTTTGGGTAAATGCTAGTCTTTTAACAGATTCTGCAATTTATAATGCGTCGCAATATAACAAGCTGTTACCTGATAATTTGCCTCCAGAAATACCTAAAAAACAAATAACTGTTACTGGTTCTTTCCATTTCAACACTAATGTACAAATGTTGGAAGATAGGCAACCTGCTTTTAACAACATTATTTTTACAGCCACTCAATCAATTACAGACTTTAATGCAATAAATCCTCAATTTATATATGTAGCTGAATATCAAGGGTTGAAATTTTCGTTCAATAGTAGGGATAACTACTATAAACAGGCTGATTTGTATCATTATCGTGGTAGCTCTTTGTATTCCATTATGGATACTCAGATCATTGATACGATGACCGATTTTGATGCTCAAAGCGTAATTGTTTCAAATAGCCTACCAATTTGGCTTACTTTGAATCAATTTTTCCCAATGTATCCATCTTATTTGGTGGATCAAAATATTGCACCTCCTTATGCTGCTGTGGACGTTATTCCAAGCGAAACGACTGCTTTAGGGCAATTTCCAATTATTAACAATGTTATTCCAACATCTGGAAACCCTACGCAATCAACGTATAACCAATTAACTTCA